TTACCTTGTTAAAATTGGCCTCTTACTTATTTTGCTTTGGCCGGTAAAATAAAATAAGACACCCAATGGTACAAGCCTCTAAAGACGGTCAGACGTAGTCTATTTTAAAAATAGTATTGCCTGACTAGGAGGAACTATCATGGCATTTCCAAAAGCATCAGGTTACGGGAATTTACCTAACGGTAATTTTTCACCTGTAATCTATTCCCAGAAGGTCCAAAAAGCCTTCCGCAAGGCTTCTATTGTAGAAGCAATCACAAACAACGACTACTTCGGTGAGATCGCAAACTTCGGTGATTCTGTACGTATTATCAAAGAGCCAGAGATCACTGTTAAAGACTACACACGTGGTACTCAAATCACAGCGCAAGACATTGACGACGAAGATTTCACTCTTGTTGTTGACAAGGCGCACTACTTCGCATTCAAGATGGATGACATCGAAGATGCACACAGCCACGTAAACTTCATGGACATGGCTACTGATCGTGCAGGCTATCGCCTCCGTGACCAGTTTGACCAAGAAGTACTTGGCTATCTTGCAGGTTTCAAGCAGTCTGCAAACAACACAAACGCAGGTACTGTAAACGATCAAGTTGCAGGTTCTGTTGCTGTTGGTACTGCAGGCACTGATGAATTACTTGCTTCTATGAAACTCGACGCTACTGATTTCTCTTTGAATGATGGTGGTGCGGCCCAAGCAGGTGAAGCTGTCCCTCTTAAGCCTCGTCTTCCGGGTATTACATCGTCTACAGATGATGATATCTCACCACTTCAATTGATCAACCGTATGGCTCGTCTTCTTGACCAGCAATTCGTAGATACAAATGGACGTTGGTTGGTAATCGACCCTGTCTTCATGGAGCTTCTCCGCGATGAAGATTCACGTTTGTTTAACTCTGACTTTGGTGGTCAAACAGGTGGTCTTCAAAATGGCTTGAGCGTTAACAACTTGCACGGATTCCGTGTCTATGTATCTAACAACTTGCCAGTAGTTGGCACTGGTGCGGCTGTATCTTCATCCACACTTCAGTCGTCTAACTTTGGTGTTATCGTAGCGGGTCACGACTCAGCAGTAGCTTCTGCACAGCAGATTGCCAAAACTGAGAACTACCGTGATCCAGATTCATTTGCAGACATTGTCCGTGGTATGAATCTGTATGGCCGTAAGATTCTTCGTCCTGAAGCGATCACCACTGCTCGTTATGTAACTGCAACTGGTGTATAAAGGAGGAAATACTAATGGCTTTACAATCTCCAGTTCGTCTTGAGACGGCTACAATTCTGGCGGCATCTTTGACCACTAGCTCTACTCACGATATCGGGACTGTTCCTGATAACTGTGTGATTCTAGCGGCAGGTGCTGAGTGTGTTTCAGCGGCAACCATTGGTGGTGCTAACGCTGTAAGTATTGGTGTAACTGGTGGCGATACTGATTCGCTAGGCACTGTTGATATCAACACTGCTAAAACTACCGCTTCATCTATTACTGCAGTAAACGGCATTACAAATGTTACTACTGCATCCACCACGTTTACAGCTTTGCTAGCGGCTTCTAATGCTCCTTCAGCAGGTTCGTATAAGTTTTTTGTAATTTATGCTCCTGCAGGTTCAACGGATGCGGCTGACGAAGTTGATCGTGATCAGCTAGCGTAAGCTAATTGCATGGGGGGCTTCGGTCCCCTTTGCTCTTTTTATACAGGTATCTAATATAAATGGCCTCTACGTATCTTGCATTAACCAATGAATTACTTCGTCGTTTAAATGAAGTGACAATTGACCAAGGCGATTTTGCAGGTGTCCGCAACGTGCAGGCGTTAGCAAAAGACGCTATCAACTCGTCCATTCGCAAGATCATTCAATCTGCACAAGAATGGCCGTTTACTTTAAATACTTATGAACAAACTTTGGTTGCAGGAACACGAGAATACTCTTTTCCTGCAGGTCTATCTTCAGTAGACTGGGAATCTTTTTACCTTAAAGAACTTACTGCTCAAGGTAATTCTCCTGCCCGTCTTCCTGTCATTTCTTATACAGAGTATTTAGATAATTATCGTGTTGCTGATGATACCAATGATTCAGGTAGTGGCATTTCTACTCCAATTAGAGTATTTCAAACTCAAGAAGAAAAGTTTGGAGTAACTCCAAGTCCGAATGCGGCATATGTCATTGAGTACAAATATTGGACATTTCCAAACTCTTTGACGTTATTTGGAGACACTTGCGTTATTCCTTCTCGTTTTGATCATGTCGTTATTGATGGTGCTATGATGTACATGATGCGCTTTCGCTCCAATGAACAAAGTGCGGCAGTGCATCAAAATGATTTTATGGAAGGAATCAAAATGATGCGTCGTGTACTTGTCGATGATCCTTTAGTTATGCGGTCTACGTATAACCCTAGATCAATTTATAGTTCTGTCGTTAATACCCGAGTCGTTTAATGGCAGATAATCTCCAAATTTACCGTGTATCGTGTGAAGGCGGGTTAAACACGAACAGAGACGTATTGTCGCAAGGAGAGGTAGCTCCCGGCAGTGCTGTTCGATTGATTAATTACGAACCATCGGTAACTGGTGGTTATCGTCGTATTAATGGATTTGTAGAAGCGTATCCCAATCTGCCCGGAACAGGGGCTGTTTTAGGCGTATGCGTTGCCAACAATGTCAATGACGGTATTCTTGCTTGTCGCAAGCCAACTAGCGGCAATAATTATCTGCACTATTGGAACAACACAACAGGAGCATGGGTAACAATAACTACTTCAGGTAGTCCCACGATGGTAGGCGTGAGTAAAATACGTTTCCATCGCTATAACTGGTCTGCAGATGAAGTTATTTTAGTTGATGGAGTGAACCCTGCCGCTACATATAACGGCACAACATATGCGCAGATCACTCATGCAAATGCTCCTACTAATCCAAAATACGTGACTACTTTTAAATCTCACATGTTTTTAGCGGGAGCTAGTGCAAGCCCTAACTCATTACACTTTTCTGCACCTCTAGATGAGAATGATTTTTCTGTAGCTAATGGTGCCGGTGAAATCAATGTCGGTTTTGATGTTGTACAAATTAAAACTTTCCGAGATGAGTTGTACATTTTTGGTACAAACAATATTAAGAAGCTGGTAGGCAATAGTGTTGCTGATTTTCAGCTACAGCAAGTAACGAATGATTTGGGATGTATTGCATCCGATTCTGTCGTAGAATTAGGCGGTGACCTATTATTCATTGCACCCGACGGATTGCGCCCTATATCCGGTACGGATCGTATTGGCGATGTCAACTTAGAAACTATTTCTAAAAACGTACAGTCTATCTTCAACGACATTGTGTTGAATCAAGATTTAAATGGATTGTCTTCTGTAATTATTCGTCAAAAATCTCAGTTCCGTATGTTTTTTTCTGCTTCAGAATCTCAAGGCGTAATTGGTGCATTACGTCAACAACAAAGTGGTTCAATCGGATTTGAATTTGGGCAGTTATTAGGTATAACAGCTACTTGTGCAGATTCTGGATATATTGGGCAATCCGAATTTGTCATTCATGGAGACTCTAGTGGTAAAGTCTACCGACAAGAACGTGGAACTAACTTTAACGGTTCCGAAATTTTCTCTTTATTTCAAACTCCGTTTTACCACATGGGTGATCCAGAGTTACGCAAGAACTTTTTAAAGTTATCAACTTATATGAGATCCGAAGGTAATACAGACATTATCTTAGGTATTGTGTACGATTACGAAGATGTAAACGTACTGAACCCTACGAACTACGACATCACGACACGGGGTGCCGCCGCTTTCTTCAACGAAGCTACGTACGATGCACAAGCTATTTATGATGGCAACCCATCTCCGGTAGTCAAGACCTCTTTTGCTGGATCAGGAACTTCAATTTCAATTAAATATGTAACTAACGATACGAACGCAAGTCATTCTATTCAAGGATTTGTACTGTTGTTCGGTTTGGGAGATCGCAGATAATGGCAGGGTATACCCGACAATCCGTAGCAGACATTATTTCTGGTGAGGTAGTCAAAGCCGCACCGTTAAACGCTGAATTTAACGCACTCCGGGATGCTTTTGCATTTGCTGGCGGTCACAATCACGATGGCACTTCTACGGAAGGTGCCTATATTGGTCTGATTGCTGATACAGATGGTAATAACAAAGTTGTTGTAGACACGGCCAATAACCGTGTAGGTATTTTCGCTGAAGTCGGCGGTTCTGCCGTAGAGCAGATTCGTATTCAAGATGGTGCGATTGTACCAGTCACAGATGATGATATTGATTTAGGAGCTTCAGGAGCGGAGTTCAAGAATTTATACATAGACGGTACTGCAAACATTGATGCGCTTGTCTCAGCGGCTGTCACGCTGACTGGTGGTACAATTGACGGTACAACTATCGGTGCAACAACACCAGCCGCAGGTACATTTACTACTGTAACGACAACTGGGCAAGCTACCTTAGCAACTGCTGACATTAACGGTGGTACTGTAGATGGTACTGTTATTGGCGGTGCTACTCCCGGTGCTGGCACATTTACCAACCTGACTTCTACAACTGGTATCACCGGCACACTGACTGGAAATGTCACAGGTAACGTCACTGGAAATTTAACTGGTAATGTTACAGGTAATCTTGTAGGTGATGTAACTGGTAATGTCACTGCATCATCTGGTGCTTCTGCATTTAACAATGTGACAGTCAACGGTACATTAGACGTTACAGGCACAACTATCGCTAACGTCACAGATCCTGTTAGCGCACAGGATGCGGCTACTAAGAACTATGTCGATACTGAAGTTGCGGCGCTTGTCGATTCAGCACCGGGT